TTTCCTGAAAATGAATGGGGTAAGTTTGCTTGGTCTGTGCCATATACTCATATGATTACAGCAGGTGATCTTGAGATGGAAGTTATCTTTCTTGCACTTGATAGACCTGAAGATGTAAAAAAATTATTATCATTAGAACTTACTGGGGTGTGGGTCAACGAGGCTAGAGAAATACCTAAGTCTATTATTGATGCTTGTACTATGAGAGTTGGAAGATACCCATCTGTTAAAGATGGTGGTGCTACATGGTCAGGTGTTATTTGTGATACTAATAGTCCTGAAGAAGATCATTGGTGGTCAATCATGTCAGGTGAAGTTCCAGTTCCAGATCATATCTCATTGGAAGAAAGTCGTATGTTAATCAAGCCTGATAACTGGCAGTTCTTTACACAACCTAGTGGAATGATTGAAGAAAAAGATGATGAGGGTACTGTTACTGGATATGTGTCAAATAAAAAAGCAGAGAACAGAAAAAATATTTTGGAGTCATATTATCCTAACTTAGTTCAAGGTAAAACAAAGTCTTGGATAGATGTTTATGTTATGAATAGACTTGGCAGTATTCAAGATGGTAAGCCAGTTTATAATATGTTTGTAGCTGATACTCATGTAGCAAAAGAAGAGATACCAGTTGCAGATGGTGTGCCAGTATATATTGGATTAGACTTTGGTCTTACACCTGCGGCAGTCTTTGGTCAAAAAGTTAGAGGCAGATGGAATATACTACAAGAGATTGTAGCTTTTGATATGGGAGTTGTTAGGTTTGCAGAGTTACTTCGTGCAGAAATAGCAACACGATATGCAAACTGTGAAGTACATATATATGGAGATCCTGCAGGAGATTTTAGATCTCAAACAGATGAATCAACACCTTTTCAGATATTGCGAGGTGCAGGATTGACTGCAAGACCTACGCAAAGCAATGATGTTGCGTTACGAATTGAGTCTGTATCATCTGTGTTAAATCGTATGGTAGATGGCATGGCAGGGATTTTGATTGACTTTAGGTGCAAAGAATTGGTAAAAGGGTTTGAGGGGGGTTATCAATATCGTAGACTTCAGGTGTCAGGAGAACGATATGAAGATAAACCTCTTAAAGATAGATACTCACATATCCATGATGCTTTGCAGTATTTAATGTTAGGGTCAGGTGAGGGAAGGCAGGTACTAGGCATGAATAAAAAAATAGAAACATTTAATGCTAGAGTAGACTATGATGTCTTTAATCGCAGACCAAAGCAACAAAGAAGGCAAGGTTTATGGGCAAGAATGTAAGGAGATCATAATGTGTTTGCCAAGTAGAAGTCCATCACCACCTCCTCCAACAGTAGAGGAAAAAGAAGCAGATTTAGAAAGAGAAGCTCAGAAAGAAGTAGAAACTGCAAAAAGAGCAGATGCTAGACAAGATGTACTTGAAGAAAACATTACAACAAAAAGAAAGGGTACTGGTAGAAGATCATTGCTACGAGGCTCAGGTGGTGGCATAGGTTTCTATAACGAATACAATAGATAATGCACGAAAAAACTGTAGAAAATTTACTTCAAAACTTTGAGAAAGCTAAATCTCATAGACTTCATTTTGAAGATATTTATGATGAAATATTTGATTTTTGTTTGCCACAACGTCAAGGTTTTAAAACTGTAACGATTGGGGATAGACGAGATGATAGAATATTTGATGAAACAGCAGTCGTTGGAATACAAGAGTTTGCATCAAGGTTACAATCAGGATTAACACCAAACTTTGCTAGATGGGCAGATTTTGTTACAGGACAAGAAGTGCCTGAAGCAGAAAAAGATGACATTAATAATGCATTGGATCAAGTAACTGATTATGTATTTGAGGTATTGCAAACATCAAACTTTGCACAAGAGATACATGAATGTTTCATAGACTTGGCACTTGGCACTGCTGTGCTTTGTGTTATGGAAGGTGATGCAGTAAATCCAATAAGATTTCAATCTATACCATTACCTCATGTTGTTTTAGACACTGGACCTGATGGCAAGGTAGATCATGTTTATAGAGAACGTAGTATTAAAAATGCAGACTTAATGGTTGCATATCCAAATGCTATGCTAACACCACAAATTTCAGAAAGAATGACTAGAGATCCTGAAGGTAAATCAAAAATATTAGAAGTATCTTGTAGACTTTATGATGATCCAAATGAAGAAAAATATGGATTTTATATTATAGATATAACAGATAAAGAAATGATTATGTCTGAAATCTATAAAGGTGTTGGATCAAATCCATTTATAGCATTTAGATGGAGCAAGGCTAGTGGTGAGATATATGGCAGAGGACCTGCATTGAATGCACTAAGTGCAATTAAAACTTGTAATCTAACTATAGAAATGATTTTAGAAAATGCACAGATGGCTATATCAGGTATCTATCAAATAGATGATGATGGTGTAATTAATGTTGACACAATCAATCTAGTTCCCGGCACAGTCATTCCAAAAGCACCAAATTCTCAAGGTCTACAACCTATTAGATCGGCAGGTTCTTTTGATGTAGCAAACTTAATTTTAAATGATATGAGAAATAATATAAAGAGAGCCTTGTATAATGATATGTTAGGTGATCCTAATAAGACACCTGCATCAGCTACAGAGGTTGCAGAACGTATGGCAGACCTATCAAGAAAGATAGGATCAGCTTTTGGCAGACTGCAATCTGAAATGGTGCAACCATTATTACAAAGAGTTGTCTACATATTACAGAAGCAGGGTCGAATAGAAATGCCAACAGTTAATGGTAGAGAGGTAAAAATACGCAGTGTATCTCCCCTAGCACAAGCACAAAGCAATCAAGATATTGTTTCTCTCAATCGATTTCTACAAACTGTGGCAGGATCATTCGGTCCTGAGATATTAAACATACTTATATCATCAGAAGAAACTGCACTCTATCTAGCTAAAAAATTTGGTGTGCCTGATAATTTAATTAGAGATGCAGATGAAAGACAACAGTTAGTACAGATGGCACAACAGATGCAACAGATGCAACAACAAGGAGAACTACCTAATGCCGCAACACTTGGGGGTTGACGGATACCCTAGACCCAAAGAACAAGACGAACAAATCTCAAAAATTATCGAGTCAGTATTCAAAACTCCAAATGGTTTGGAGATGTTACAGTATTTAAAGTCAATAACTATCGAAGCAATTAGTGGTGCTAATATTTCAGATGCAGAGTTAAGGCATTTGGAAGGGCAACGATATTTAGTGGCTTTAATAGTCAAAAGAATTAACCATGCACAAAGGATAAAGAAATGAGTGAAGAACAAACTACACCAATCGAATCGGCAACAGAAACCCCAACCGAAACAAGTGTGCCTCCCACATCTGTTGAGTCTGTTGCCGAACCAACTAGACCTGAATGGTTAGATGAAAAATTTGCTACACCTGAAGATTTGGCAAAATCATATACAGAGTTATCAGCAAAGATAGGTCAAAAAGAAGAAGATATAAAAGCTACTGTGTTACAAGAATTAGAAACAGAAGCCTTTGCTAATCGACCTGCTAGTGCAGGTGACTATCAAATACCTGAGATACTTGATGAAAGCGAAGCCGCAACTAATCCATTATTAAAATGGTGGGCAGATTATTCATGGAATAATGGTTTGTCACAAGATGAGTTTAATGAAGGTATAACCAAATGGGCAGAGCATACTGGTGGTAATCAACCTGATCTTGACCAAATAAAAAAAGATTTAGGTGATAATGCAAACCAAAGAGTAGAAGCTACACAGCTATTTGTGAATAAGTTTTTTCCTGAAGAACTTAGAGATGCTGTTGCTGAACTAGGAACAAGTGCAGAAGGTATAAAAGCATTAGAGCTTATACAAAGATCTATGCAACAAGCTACACCAAATAATCAAGCTACTGCACCTGCAAAACAGACTATTGAAGATTTAATGACTAAGATGCGAGATCCTAGATACTATGATCCTGCAAGAAGAGATAGGGCATTTGTTCAAGAAGTGACTGATGGCTTCAAGGCACTTTAATGGTGAAGGTATCTATGATGGATACGCAGTAGTCAAAGCTAATATAAAACATATAAATTATCTGCAAAATAATTTACGAGATTCAGATGTTCGTGAGTGCATGATACATGGTGCTACACCATTTCGTGCATTGATGGCAGGTATTAGAGAACCAAATGCTGAAACATATGTAGTTATTGTTGATGGTAAACCTGCATGGATATTTGGTTGTAATCCTATTATGGATAATATGATTGGTAAAATATGGTTACTTGGCACATATGATATATATAAAATGCAAAGAAAGTTTCTTAGATGGTGTGTTCCAGTAGTAGAATACTTTCAAAATAAGTATTATCAGCTAGAAAATGTTGTACCTGCTGACCATGATAAAACATTACAATGGCTAGATTACACAGGTTTTACTATCATAGAACAACCTATAATGGTTAATGGTTTTGCTGTTTTGCGATTTGTACGTTGCAAAGGCGAAAAAATTTTGGTAAATAGAGAATATAGCCCAGTTTGTAGCTGATAGCCCTAACGGATAACTAGATGAAGCTAACAATGGATAACTAGTAAAATGTAACAATAACTTTTTAAGTGGAGAACTGATATGGCTAATACAATAGATCAAGCCTTTATTACCCAGTTCGAGACCGAAGTTCATTTAGCTTATCAAAGAATGGGTAGTAAATTAAGAAATACTGTCCGTACTGTAAGCAATGTGAGTGGAAGTACAGCTAGATTCCAGAAGATTGGTACTGGATCTGCAAGTACAAAATCTCGAAACGGACAAGTAACACCAATGGAATTAACACATACCACAGTAGACGTTAGTATGTCTGACTTCTATGCGGCTGAGTTTATCGACAAGTTAGACGAATTAAAGACTAACATTGACGAAAGACAAGCTGTTGCGACATCAGCGGCGGCGGCACTTGGTAGAAAAACTGACGAGTTGCTTTATACTGCAATGGACTCAGGTGCTAATTCATCTCAATTACATGACACAAGTTCTGCTGTTGAAAAGGCAGATATACTTAGTGCATTTGAAACTTTTGGTACAAACAACATACCTGAAGATGGTGGTAGATATATTGCTATGCACCCAAAGGGATATGCTGACTTATTTTTAATTACTGAGTTTGC